AACGCTTCTGCTGATTTCGACAAGCTGGCCAGTCAAGTTTCAATCGTCAAAACGATCCGCGCACAGATGGAAGGCCGCGCCCTTGATGGCGTAGAACTCGAGTATGCCCAGGAAGCCGAACGCCGCAGTGGCCGCAAAGCCGAAGGCGTATTTATTCCCATGCAAGCCCTGGAGCAACGCGTCAACAACACCACAAGCGCCCCGGAGATTGTCGGAGAGCAGCATCGGCCCCAGGATTACATTGGAGCCCTGCGTAACAAGCTATTGGCCCGTAAATTGGGTGTGCGAGTGCTCACCGGCCTACAAGGTGACGTTTCGATCCCTAAGCACGGCTCCAGCATGTCGCTTGGTTGGGTAACGGAAGGCGGAGCGGTAAACGAGTCCACCATGGGCTTTGATTCCGTAACCATGACGCCGAAGCACACCGGCGGCAAAACTGAGATGTCTCGACAGCTTATTCAGCAATCGAGCCCAGGTATCGAGCAACTGGTACGCGATGACCTCACATTCCTGATTGCGCAACAAATCGACGATGCAATCCTGAACGGCACCGGCCTGACAGGACAGCCTACCGGCATTCTGGAAAACGCCAGCATCCAAACCGCGCCGATGCCTACATCATGGGCTGACATTCTGGCACTTGCTGAAAAGCTGGAACTTGAAAACCTCGACGGTACGCGCTTCCTTTCCGCACCTGGTGTACGAACCACTCTGGCCAGCACTGAGAAAGTAACAGGTGCCGGCTCTGGATTCCTTGCCGAAGGCGGGATGATCGACGGCAAGGGCTACGACACTACGAATCAGATGCCCACTGGCACATTGCTGTATGGCGATTTCAGCCAAGTGATGTTGGGAATTTGGTCTGAGATTGACATCCTTGTGAACCCTTACGCAGAGCCCGCTTATTCCCGAGGCGGCATTCAGGTTCGCGCCATGGCGACATGCGACGTTGCACTGCGCCACCCGGAAGCGTTCGTAGCAGCTTCAGGAGCGTAACCATGGAACGGCGAGCACTTGATAGCGTCGTTACAAGCAAAGGCCGCACCCTATACGGGTACGCGGCCCGCTTTGACGAGCCTACGCAGCTTGGGGGATTTTCCGAAATCATTAAGCCCGGAGCTTTCAAGCGCTCGCTGGCCAGTGATGCCGGCCCAAAGATCCGCGCCATTTACGAACACGACAGCCGGAGCTTATTGGGGAGAATGGGAGCGGGTAGCCTGCGCCTGTTTGAAGATGCCCAGGGCTTAGCGTTTGAGATCGACCTACCTGACACCCAACTTGGCAGAGATCTGCCTGTACTGGTTGCCCGTGGTGACGTTGCCGGCTGTTCGTTCGGCTTTATCGCCCAGGGCGAAAACTGGGAAGGCGAAACTCGACATCTAACGGATGTGGATCTGTTCGAGATCACCATTACGGCCGATCCGGCCTATGACACAACCACGGTTCAGGTTAGAGGCAAGCAACCGTCCACCCTGACATTGGCCAGACTGTACCTGGAGGCGTGCCGATGAGATGGAACCCGTTTAAGCGAGAACAGCGCAACAATACGCCCGCCTACGATACTTATTACAGCTCACTCGCTGCATCTGCACAATCTGCCGGGGTATCGGTTACGACTGATACCGCAGAATCAATCAGCGCCGTGTATGCCTGCGTAGCGGCCATATCGGAAACCGTGGGCAGTCTGCCGCTGAACGTCTTTGAGCGCACCGACAAGGGCAGAGAAAAGGCAACTAAGCATCCGCTTTATCGGCTATTACATGACACTCCGAACGATTTCCAAACCGCTTTAGAGTTCAGGGAACAGCTACAGCGCCACGTACTTCTACGCGGTAATGGTTACGCCGAGATTATCCGCGACAGCGCCGGACGCCCGGAAGCCCTGTTACCTGTTCACCCTGACCGCGTGACGATCCTGCGCACCGCTCAAGGGAAGCTGCTGTATGACGTGGTAGACGATGGAGGCGGAACCAAACGGCTATTAGCGGATGAAGTGTTGCATATCCGTTACCACTCTGACGATGGCGTTATCGGACGCTCACCGATTCAGGTAGCCCGCGACACTATCGGCTTGGCACTGGCTGAGCGCACACACGGCGCAAAGATGTTCGAGCAGGGTACCAAGCTATCCGGCGTTATCGAGATGCCACCCGGCACCACCAAAGAGCAATCCCAACAGATCCGGGATAGTTGGGCACAGAATCATTCAGGCGTGGCCAACAACGGAAAGACCGCCGTGTTACCGCAAGGTGGCCAATTTAAAACCGTAAGCATGACCCTGGAAGATGCCGACTGGATCGCCGCCCGCCGAATGAGTGTGGTTGAAACGGCCCGATTATTCCGCGTACCGCCTGTGATGATTGGCGATATGGAAGCCGCCAACTATTCCAACGTGGTGGAGTTGGCCCGGTTCTTTGTCACCAACACACTGCGCCGGCACCTGGTCGCATGGGAACAGGCAATTAATAGGGTGCTAATCAATGACCCGGCCCGCTACTTTGTGGAGCACAACGTGGAAGGCCTATTGCGTGGCGACAGCCTGACCCGTGCCCAGTTCTATGAGCGTGCGATTACTGACGGTTGGATGCTGAGAAGCGAGGCCCGCCGACTTGAGAACCTGCCAACGATTGAGGGCGTAGACGATGTATCTGCTAGGAAAAACCCAAGTGAGCTATAAGCCCAAGCGCCGCACGCTGCCATTGAACGGCGCCGCATGGGCTCGACTGCGTGCTGAGGTACTGGCAGAGCAGCCCCTGTGTGTGGACTGCCAAGCCATGGGCTATGTGACGCCAAGCCGGGAAGTCGATCACATCGTGGATAGCCGCGAGGATTACGATGATGACAATGGGCGACACAACCTCCAGGGGCTATGTGAAACATGCCATAGCCGAAAGACGGCCGTGGGTATGGGTAAGGCGTCAAACGCTGGCTGTGACGTTCTGGGACGCCCTCTTGACGAATCGCACCCATGGAATCACCAGTAACCGAGGCGACACGAACCGCCCCCATAATGCTTTTTTAACGGGCACTCCCATGAAACTAACACCCAAAAGAGCCGATGCCGACACCACCAAATCTGCCGTAACCGCGATTCAATCCGCAGCCCTTGGCCCGATTGCGCCGCCCAAGTTCGTCACCGTGCGCAAGCAAGACAAACCCTTGTGGAACGCCATTGTATTGGCCCGCCCGCGTGACACCTGGAACGATGCCGACTTGATTCTAGCCGGCCACCTGGCGAGAGCCTACGGCGATATGGCGCACCTGGAAGCGCACATTGACCGCAACGGGATGGTGGTTGAAGAAAAGCTTAACCCGGCCTGCGCCATGCTGGACAAGGCCACCCGCCGCGCCCTGGCATTGGCCCGACAGCTCAAGGTTGATGCGATCAGCACAGTGGGAAAGAGCCGGGATATACGCAAAGGCTCAGAGCTGGAATCAGACGCCAGAAAAAATATGGGCGATGATGAGTTGATACCCAGGACGATGCAGTGAGCAGGGCTGACAAGGTTATCCGGTTCGTTAGCCGGTACATCGTAGTTCCCGAAGGTGCCGGAGTGGGTAAACCGCTGGTGCTGGCAGAGTTTCAGATCGAGTTTATCCGGGAAGTGTACGACAACCCGAACGGCACCCGCCGCGCCATATTGAGTGTGGCCCGCAAGAACGGCAAAACCGGATTGATTGCCGCCCTGTTATTGGTTCACCTGGTTGGCCCCGAAGCCAAGCAAAACGCACAGCTTGTCAGTGGAGCCATGAGCCGGGATCAAGCGTCGCTCGTGTTTAACCTTGCGGCAAAGATGGTTCGACTATCGCCGGAGCTTTCCGGCCTGGTCCGCATCCTGCCCAGCGGGAAACGGCTGGTAGGTCTGCCACTCAATACCGAGTACCGAGCCCTCGCTGCTGACGGTAAAACGGCCCACGGCCTGAGTCCGGTACTGGCGATTCTGGATGAAGTGGGCCAGGTACGCGGCCCGCAGTCAGATTTTATCGATGCAATCACCACCTCCCAAGGCGCTCACGAGAGCCCGCTGCTGATTTCGATATCCACACAGGCGGCCAATGATGCCGATTTGCTGAGTCAGTGGATTGATGATGCTCTCCGATCCAAAGATCCGCGCACGGTTTGCCACTTGTACGCAGCGCCAAAAGATTGCGAATTGTTGGACACGGAAGCATGGGAATCTGCTAATCCGGCACTGGGAATATTCCGCAGCCTGGAAGACTTGAGCGAGCAAATGGCCCAGGCCGACAGGATGCCAAGCATGAGCAACACAGCCCGCAACCTGCTATTGAATCAGCGTGTGAGCCTCGACAGCCCGTTTATATCGCCCGATGTATGGGCAAGCTGTTCTGCTGAGCCGGTGCCCTTTGATGGGCCTGTGTATGCCGGCCTTGACCTATCGGCCCGCACCGACCTGACCGCCCTTGTCATCGTGGGCAAAGTTGCCGGAGTCTGGCAGGTACAAGCCCATTTCTGGACACCCGAACAGGGACTATTTGACCGCGCCAAGACTGACCGCGCCCCTTATGACGTGTGGGCAGCTCAAGGCTATTTAACGACAACCCCAGGCGCTACCGTGGATTACGAAGTGGTAGCCCTGGACATGGCCGAAATACTCGCAGATCTGGACGTAACCGCGATTGCGTTCGACCGCTGGCGAATGGATGTACTCAAAAAAGAGTTTGAGCGTTTGGGCCTGGATCTGCCGTTAGTCCCATGGGGGCAAGGTTTTAAAGACATGGCCCCGGCCCTTGATGCACTGGAAGGCGAGCTGCTGAATGGTCGCATAGCTCACGGGAACAACCCGGTTTTGACCATGTGCGCTTCGAACGCAGTCGTCACAAAAGACGCCAGTGGATCGAGAAAATTAGACAAATCACGCCGTACAGGCCGAATAGACGGTATTCAGGCGCTTGCTATGGCCATGGGCGCAGCCCAATCCGCAGCCGAACCCATCGAATTAGATACAGAGGTTTATCTTGTATGACGCTTGAACAAGTAAAAGCCCACCTCCGGGTGACGCACAACGCCGAAGATACGTTGATCTATACCTACATGGACGCCGCTGAAATGTTGGTGGAAAAGCATCTGGGAGATGATATGCCCGACCCAGTGCCGGAGCCAATCACCGCCGCCATGATGCTGCTGACTGCTGACCTTTACACCCGCAGAGGCAGGCAATCAGACCGGATTATTTACGACAACGACGCTTACTTGCTCCTGCTGAGCCCGTACCGGACAACGGAGGTGCTTTGATGGATATTGGAGGAATGCGTCATCCGGTAGAGATCCGCCAATTTGAGCAAGCGCAAGACCCGGTAACTGGCGAAATCACGGAAGAATGGGCAACCCTGGCCAATGTTTGGGCGCGAATCGACAGCGTAGATGGCCGAGAATTTATGGCGGCAAGTGCTGAGCAGGCGAAGACCACCCACAAAATCAGCATGTACTATCGGTGTGATATGAAGCCAAGTATGCGTCTGCAATCAGCCGGCATTGAATATCAGGTGAAGGCACTACTGCCGAACAATGACCACTCACAGTTAACGGTTATGTGCGAGGTGTTAACTTAACGTTTTGACACTTAACAAAAAGGTTTTACCGCACCCTGAGCGGCCCGAAAGGGATAAGTCAGGGAGAGGATTACGCGGCGAGTGCCTCTTTTCAGAAAAACCCCGTGAGTGTGTACGGCTTTTCTCCCTAGTGGATACCTGTGGCCGGTACACGCAAGCCTGACAGAGCGATTCTGACCAGGCACCCGGCCCCGCCTGCGTGATGCTGTGCGGGGCTTTTTTGTTTGGGCATGCCCCAGCCGATAGCCAAAACCTACAAAATCACGCCCCTCTATACCT